GCGTTCAGACACGGCCACTTACTTCGAATCTGTCCGAAGCCGGCTCACTCCGGCGACATATGAGGACAATTTGCAACGAATGAGATGTTGCCCGCGACAAGACATGTGCGAGGCTTATGACAAGCTGGTGCCCAACCCTCCGAAGTGGACTTCCCAAAAGCATGAAATGTATATTGACCAAGCTGTTGAAGAATACTGTTCCAAGCGCACCGTCAAGGCGGTGATGGAGAAAATTCACGCCCATGACCCCGACCGAACTGGATCCAATATCAAAATAACTTTGAAAAACCAGGTGATCAAAAAGGCCGAAAAGCGTCACAAGCTCAAGGCCATTCCGGGACAGTTGATCCACGAGTATGACCTGTTGCAGACCCTTGGAGATTCTGCCTTTGCATTGTTTCTTGAAAATGAGATTATCCCGGCGTTTCCGAAGAATTACCTGTTTTATCGTCGAATGTCCCCTGAATCTTTCATAGCCGAGTACAAAACCATGTGGCGCGTTGGCAATGGCGCTTACTCGTCTGACGTCACTCGCTGGGACGTTGGCTGTGACGCCGGGCTTCTCAATTTTGACGTTCATGTTTTTGCTCGGTCCTGCCTACCCGCTGACTTCATTGAAGGCTACATCCTTCGTCGACTCAGTTCTGCCTCTCAGCACGGTACCATGGCCACTATGCAGAATTCAGGTGACCGGTTCACTTGGCCTCTCAACACTGTGCGCCGCGCCGTCGTGACTTTTATTGTGTGTGAGATCAAGCCTGAGGACACCGTCGCTATTAATGGTGATGACGCTTCTGTGGACCGACATTGCCACGCAAAACCGTTTCCGGACTCCCCTTGGGAGTTCAAGGATGAGAACGGCCCTGAGGTTGAGTTCTCCGGCTTCAATTTGGGTGGCCCTGAACCCACTTACTCTGCTGAGGGCATTCATTACCGCACCATGATACTCATGAACCGTGACCCATCTGCGCAGGACAAATGGGTTAATTACTTGGACCTGCTCAGATTTGCACCACGCGACTCTCCTGAGGCAATTGACGTTGCCAAATGCGCCCAACAGCACATGAGACCCGAACTCTTCGAGGAGTTCCTACCCCCCCAATTTCAACAACTTCTTTCTAAGAGTGTTACTAGGGGTTTTTGGTCTTACATTACTTCTCTTCTCTCAACTTTGCCTCTCTTCACTTAACTTTGCTTTGCTTAACCCAACTTGACCTATTTTCCCCATTCACTCTGTCCGAAGACTTTAAACTACGCTGCTCGCGTTTTGAGTTCCGACTTGGCCGGATTCAATTGCCATGTCCTTCCTCAGAGAATTGTCCGCCCGTGAGGGCGTCAGTGCGTGGGACCATCCTCCGGTCTTGGAAGCCGGTCCAACCACGTGCGTGTTACAACGCCATTTTCTCGTGGCCCACCCCATGTTGTAGCTGTCTGAGCCGATCATATACCAATGAGGAGAACACAGAATGTCGTGTTCAGGTCGCCCCCGGTCACAAGGGCCCCACTCCGGAGACTGCAAAACTTCCGGAACTGCAGAGACTGCACGCTCAGCGGGCCAGGCCTGCCACCTTGCGAAGGCAGGGCCTCATCCTGGTCTGAAAGGAACAGTCCATGCTTCAGATGTCATCCCTGTTGTGTGAATCTCCTGCCAATGCAGCTTATCTCTAAGGACCGTTGTGCCCAGTTCACATCTATCCTTGGTGACTTAAAGCACAAAGAAGACGTCTATTTGGAACTTCAGGATTTTGGACCTCACGTTGATGCCTATTTCTCTAACGAATCTCAGGCACAATTTTTGCGACGTCACTACCCTGAGCTTGTTCCTCCGCCTGCATCACCTGGGCAACCTCCTAGTGATCATACTCTGGGGACTATATTTGAGTTCCACTACTACACTGAATTGTCTTTTCGTCTATTTTATCTTAATATTCTCCGGTCGCGTCCTTCTTGGCTTGCTGTGAGATTTTCACTTGGTCTTTAGAATGTCCGCGCCATCTGACGTCCTTGGTGATGTTCAAGAGCTAAGACTTCAGACTATCACTGTGCCGTCCACCCATTCGGGAACTGGGCACAACTCCACTGGTTTCTTTAAGCTTGCGGAAACTGATGAGCTTGAGCACTACATTGATAGCCACGCCACGGTCAATATTGTTGGTGACATCACTATTGAAGTCTCTGGCCCTGTCTCATCCACCATTGCGACAACTGCCGTGGTTGCTCTTTACCCCGACAAGTACACCACTGGGCCCACTACGAAGGCACATGTTGTCTCTCTTGAGGGTCGCATCAACGTCCAACACTCCCTTTTGGTCGGTAGCGTTCTTGGAGCTCCCAAGAAGGCTCGCGAGGTAGGTGAGTCCTTGAAAGTTAAGACCCTTGTCGACTACCCTCCGGTCGTTGCTTACCACGTTGACATCGCCGGCGGCACTGCTCAGTCGTCTTGGACTATCACCGCCCACGTTCCGATCGTGGTTGGTGGTGTGTCCCACCATAAGACGTGGTAAGCATGGTTGCCCCAAACCTTTTGGCCCCTTCCGTTTCTGTCTTGATTTCGCAATTGCTCCCGTGGCTTGGTCCACTCGCTGGTTCCGAGCAGCAGCACACAACGGACACTGGTTCTCCCCCACCTGGGAGCCCCCCCCTCTATGGTGAGCCTCTGGATTCTCCAAACTTGGACACTGTTTTTCAGAAGGTGCCCAATGACTATCCACATCATTCTCATGCCGCGAAGCTTCCTCGTGACTTTGGCAGCATCCCTCGTGGATATGGGCCTGAGCAGGATTCTCATGGCTTTGAGTTTGGTGCTGACTATGTGTCCATACCTCCTGGTCATTCCGTCACCATTTTCTTTAGTGATGATCAAGTTCTTGGTGGCTACGATGAGAATGACGATGAATTGTTTAAGATTAAAAGCTGGTATCCGTTGCGCACTGACACCACCGGTCCCAACTTTCGTCGTTTTGACAAGTACCTTGAGTTCGGCCCTGGTACGTTTCGTGTCATGCCCGCTCACCGTCCTTGGCTAGTCAATCTCTGGTCGCCACCTAAGGATTCTTGATCTTGCGTACATCCCCATTGGTGTTTTGCAGTCACCCCTTTGCACAACTGCCAACTTGTCTGATCCACTTTCAGCAAGCCGTCTATAGGTCCCTCTGATTCAACTCAT